CTTCTGGCTTACTCATGTCTAAATCCTGAATCTTGAAAGGTTTTACAGTTTTACCCTCGACTGAACTCTGGCTTCCTGTTCCAGATTTACCACTTACGGAAAAGTGTGGATTCGCCTGTAAGAATTCTTTAACTCTCTCTTCGATTGTTAAAAGGTTTCCTTTTTCGTTATAACGAATATTATTATTATTATCAAGTATTTCTACTCGGTTATCGTCATTTAATTTAATCTCATCTTTAAGTAAAGAAACCACTTGCTTTGGATTGATAGCTTGGTTTTGAGATACAACAGATAATAAATTGTTATCTATCTTTTCTTCTTTAAGAGCATTTTTGTATTTCAAAACTTCTGTATCTCGTTCAGCGATTCTTTGTTGCATAAGCTTTTCAAGTTCAGCTTTTGATTTAGCTTCCTTAACTTCTTTTTCTTTTAAAGCTTCTTGCTCTGCTTTCTTTGCATCCTCTAATGTTCTTTGATGTTTCTTGTTTTCAGCTTCGAGTCTTGATTTGATTATATTATCAAGCTGTGCTTGGTTAAAAGTTTGTTCTTTGGGTGCTTCTGCTTTTACTTCTTCTGTTGGTGTTTCTGTTTTTGGTGTTTCAGGTACAGTAACCTTTGTTTCTTCGGACATATTTTTCTCCTATTTTATATTATTAGTTCGCCTTTTTTGTCATACCAATCTGGGTTGACATAAGACCATTGATGACGACAATTATAACCACCTCGAACAACTAAAGGGTTTCCGGATTTCTTTCCACCCCAACTCGTGCTGTTCCAAAGTTTTCTGACTTCATCAATTGTAAAAAGTCCACCTTTTCGTCTATTATATACACCACTAATTATTCTTTTACAATGTGTTCTGCTTGTAGGAATAATATCTCCATAGTATTTAACATAAGTCAGTCCAGCATCATTAGATTTATTAAAATTCAATGTGGCATCAAAATCCCTTAATGAGTCGTTTAATAGCTGTCCAGCATATCGTTTCATGTTCTCCCCAGCCCTATCCCTTGCAAATTTAGATTGTAATGTTGCAACAGCAGTATCAACCTTTAATTGCATACGTTTAACATTCTTATTCTTTTTAACAAACTTAACCAATCTATTAATTTCAGGATCGTTGGAACTTGCATAAATACCATTGATTGTTTGTCTTAATTCTTTTTCTAAAACAGTAAATTCAGAACCTAATAATGTATTTTGATAAACCTTATCTGCCAACTTTCTTGTAAAGGTATTGGAGATGTCTTTGAATTGAGTAAAGTATTGTTGTTTTAAATTTTGTATTAAGGCCAAGTCGCCTTTTGTTAGTTCTTGAAACTCTTTAGGGATTCTTCCTATGGCTTTAAATGCTCGTTCAACTCTTTTGGCTTGTTTGTTAAATCCTTTTCTAACAACTGTATCTGACCAAGCTAGATATTCTCTTTCTAGGATCGCTTTGATCTGTGGTCGTATAGCAATAGCCGCCCTTAACTCAATTAGCTTTCCATCTGTTAAAGGTAAAGATTTTCCAGCTAAAGAAGTTATATCATCTTCAATCTTATCTAAAACTTTTGTAAGTTGTTCGTAATATTCAGCTTCGGCAAACTCAATCTGCTTAATGCGATATTGTGTAGAGGTTTGTAAAATATCTGCCATACATATTATTCTTCGATGGCTTCATCTTCAACTGTTTCTTTAACTACTTCGTCTTGTGTAAATTCGCCCACTTCAGGTTTGGTATCTATCTCGTCAAAGATAATATTTAATTTTTCGTTATCATCTACTACTGCTCTTGCAATTTCTTTATCTATTTCTTTAACTAGAGTAGGAGATTTAACATTGATCGCTTTGGCTTGTTGGTAGAACATAAGGTCGGTTGAGTAATCTCTTATGTTAAATGAATCAGGGTAGTTTATTTCTCCCTCAAATTTTGTGTTTTGGAATAGGGCATAAATTCTAAATAATTGTTCTTCTGCTATTTCCAGGTTGTCGGCTTTTTCGGATAGTCTTGCATTTAATAATTCAAATTCTGTTTGTAAAGCAATGCCTGATGATACTTGTGTCTTGGTTGTTCTAACTGAACCAGTATGGGCTATTCTATTAATGGATTCTACTTTCTTGGTAATCGAGTCCATAATGGATTGTAGGTTTGAACCTGATGGCTGTAATAGATAAGGTTTAAGATTAGGTTCAATCTCTTCCGGCATTTCTATTATTGCACCAGCACCAGCACTAGCATTTACCGATGGAGTCTTAACTAATGATGGATGATTTGTTAATCTAATTAACTGTTCTATTTCAGAGAACTCGTTATAGATAGATTTTTGTAAATCAGCTATATCGGTTAAGTCAGATTGACCAATCCCTCTCTTGTGCGATTTGGAATTGTATAAGACAACTGCTGGTATCTTGCCAATCTGATTATCGGCAGTATCTATGAGTTTCGGTTCTGTTCCTTGTGAAGCAAGGTAGATAGTATCAATCCTATCAGGAAACCAAAGTCTTATGTAGCTTCCCCCATCTTTATCAACTTCTTCTCGCACTTTTAAATAATCTAACGAGTATTTTCCATTCACTTCTCTTGTGTAATTCCAATCTAAAACATTTTCAGGAGTTACAATAGAAAGGTAGGGTCTTATGTCTTGTGCTAACTCGTCAGCTTTGGTGTTAGTCGTTACTTTCGGTTTATCTAAAATTAAAAAACAATGACCATAGATCGCAGAATAATTTTGTGCCTGTTTAATAACAGAGTCAAAATCATTACCCTCTAAATCAGTATCTTGTAAAAAATTTTCAAGACTTGCTTCATTATCCATATCTCCAAACTCTCTTGTCGGCTTCACTCTAAAAAGAAAGGATGAATAAATTTGAATAATGTTTTTACAATGATTGTCGCAAGGAGTGTTTAAGAGTCTTTGATTAAACTCGTTATCTAATTCTAAATTATAACGATTGAGATATTGGCCTACTTGATAATCAAATCCTCCATTATAACTTCTTATAAAATATTCCCAATGATTAACGTTTTCTTTATAATCTTTATGAGTATCGAGTGCCTGTTCTCTGGTGTATGCCATATCTTCTTTGTTTCTTAATGTTCCATCTTTGAGGAATATTGAAAGGTGCTTGTAAAGTCAAAGGTTTAATATAATCTATTAAATAACCCAAAGCATCGTTCATGTGGTCAAAGCCCTCTTCCTTATCCGGAATATTTGTATTCTCCTTGTATATTTGTCTTTGTAATCCTTTTATCAACGTTTTGCAATTATTACTAACGAAAATATATCGTTTGCCTAAAGAATCTTTGAGTCGAGAATTAACTGCGTTGACTCGATCTCGGACTGCTGGGTGTTTGTGTTTTACTTTAACTTTGAAACCAGCATTTTGTAAAATACTTAAATCTGTTCTTCCTCCAGCACTTGTTTTTCTTTGACGACAAGCTGGATCAGGATAAATAAAAATCGGTTGCTTTGTTCCATACCGATCTCTTATCTCTTGGCACATTTCATCAGTATTACTTGAATAAATAACAATCTCGTCTAAAAAATACACCCTATCTTCTTCTATTTGTGCAACACAAGCTGACATGGGATCAACATTAAAATCAAGTCCAATATGTAAGGGTTTCTTCCAATTAATTTGTTTATCAATCATGTTCTCCACAGGATGAAAATTATAATAAACAGAACCAGCATAGTTCTCAAATGTTCCCTCAAACTCTTGTCTAAAAGTTCTAACATCTAAATCCATCTGTGCTTGTTCAAGTTCTTCCTTATTAACCATACCACCTTGCAAAGTCGTGAATTGAAAACTATCCCATTCCTCATCTTGCTTTCCTTTGAGATACATTTCATAAGACCAATTACCATACCCTCTAGGAGTACCGGTAAATAAAACATTGCCTAAAGTATCGGAAATAGAAGCCCTTAAAACCTCAAACCATGTTCGTTTATCTATATCGGCAAACTCATCTAATATTAAAAAGTTAATACCTGTACCTCTTAAAGCATCAGGTTGATCGGCTGATTTTAAGCTTATGGTGCTATTGGATTTCTTGATTCGGACAGTTAGGTTCGTTTCGTTTAAATCCTCTATCCAATTAAACTCATTAAGCAGCACTTTTAAATTAGACCAGCATATCTCTTTAGCCATCTTATAGGTGGGTGCAACATACCAAATATTCTGCAAGGGCTTTGTCGCATATTTCATCATCTCTGTAATACAGAGATAAGTCTTTCCAAATCTTCTGCCTGATATTAAAACTCTAAATCTCTTTTTCGAGTTGCTTACCTGATGCTGGGCTTTTGTTAGAGTTATCTTCATTACACCAATACTTTACAACAAATTTATTCTTATCCCAAGTTTGCCGGTCAGTTTGAACTAACTCTATAACTTTTTTTGCACCTTTTTCCACACAATTAGACCAACCATCTATGGGTTTGCCATCGGTCATGGGAGGGTAACATTGTTGAGTTAATAAGCTACATATTTGAAAGAGAAGAACGTATTTCATAAATCTGATTATCCAATGTTGTCCTGGCGAGTTAATAAGAACAAACAAAAGAATAAAAAGATGATGAAGTACCTAATCCATCGTTCTAATCTCTCCACTCTTTGTCTTATCTTTCTTCTTCTTCGTAGAAGCTTTAATGTTCGGAATCTCATTGCCACTTACCATAAAACCTTTAATTTTAATTACAGTTATTTTTGTCTAGGTCTATTGGTTTATCTTTATAAAACCAAAACCAGCTACTTAACTTTGTTCCATCTTGCGTATAAGTACATTTCTTACCTACTGAACAGGCACTTACAGCAAAGAGCAAAGCTAATATTAAACATATTTTTTTCATTCGCATCCTTCACAATCTTGTGTGCTATCAACAACCACACCATTATTTTCATAACTTAAATCCTGTGCTTGGCTTTTTTCACAATCACAAGACACACAATCACATTGACATCCAGCACTTAATCCACAATGACAAATATGATTACATTTTTTACAATTATTCATACCTATCCATATACACCACAACAGCTAAACTTATCCATAAAAAAATAATGATAAATACAAAACCCAATAGTAGTACCAATAACCATGCCTATTAATAAGGCCATGATTAATTTCAGAGTCGCCATTTTATAATGATTTTTCT